GTGGTGGTGTTGCCCAGCCGCGCGGAGCCGAACGGGATGATGTGCCGGCCCTTGCCGACGCAAACGAACATCTGCGTCCGGTAGGTCTTGCCGCCGTCGAAGCGCGACACCGGCTGCACCAGATAGTCCGCCCAGACCCGGCACCGCCCCAGAACCTCGCGAACGGGGCTACCAAGGCGCGCGGAGTTCGCCCGTGCGGTATCCAGGCTGAGCGTGTCGCCCTGCCCGTACCGGCTGCCCGAGGGCATGTTGGCGACCATGTAGATCGCGTAGGCGGCCATGACAGCCACCACCACCCAGTAGACAACCGCGGCAGCGCCTTCGAAATAGGGAATCGGGTAGATACGAACGTCGCTGTCGGCATCGATCCAGGTGGAAGCCCACGCATCCGCCGGCACAGCAGCGCCGCACAGCTCAACCTCGATCGGGTGTGGTCCCTCCCCCGGATAGCTCGGTACGTTGGAGCGCAGCCACCCATCGATCGTGGTCCTGCCGTGGCGATGGGTCTCCAGCGCCTCGCCGGGCATGCGTGAGGGGAAGATGCGGATCACGCGTAATACTCCACCCGATTGAAACGGCACTCGAAGCGGGAGACCGGCAGCACGGTGACGTTGCGGCCGTCGTTGCACTCGAGCGCGCACATTCGCCCCTCGACCTCGACGAGCACCGCAACGTGGGTGACCACGCTGCCTTGGTAGCAGAACGCAACCGCGCCTTCCACGAGGTCGCTGCCGGCGTGCTGCAGCGCAGCCTCCTCGGCCAGTTCAGCCAAGTCAGCGCGCGTCGCGCCCGGATACTCGTCCCAGGGCTCAAGGCCAAGGTCTCGACGCACCTCGTTGACGACGCCGTAGCAGTCCAGCTCCGGGAACTGGCGGCCGCCGCTGACCCAAACCACGTCCAGGTACTTTTCCAGATCAATGTTCATGTGATGTAGCGCAGCCCCGGGTGTTTGGTGAGGTTGAAGCGGTCGCGCGGCCAGGCCGTGTCGAGGATGTTCATGAAGCCGGCGGTCACCTGGACCTCCGTAGCGGTCCACTGCCCGCCCTTGATCACCATCGACAACGGCTTCTTGGCCGGCGCCAGCAGGTCGTTGCTCAGGTACACCCGAAGGGTGACCGTCATCTCCAGCCGGGCGGCCAGCGCCGCGCGGATCTCCGTGCTCACCACGCCGTCGATGTTGGTCAGCGCAAATCGGAGGTCTTGTACGCCATCGGCATTGCGCGAGGGCTTGGCCACATCCATCCCGCAGGCCTTGAAAGTCACCGCCTGCCCTGTCTCCAGCACCGCGGTGATGTCTTCCCAGCCCTTGGTGAGGTAGTGGGTCTTGCTGCCGACCGCGATCGCCAGGGTTTCGTGCTCCACCTCCGCGCCGCCGGAGGCGTACAGCCGTTCAAGAATGCTCATGGCCTGGGCCACTCCCTGTTTGCAGCCACGTCGATGACGCTGGCCTGCAGGATTCCTTCGGGATACTCAGACCAGCCGTCTGCCAGCAGCGGCCGGCTGTAGATCTCCAGCGGTGCCGTGATCAGCCACAGGTTGCTGTTGGTCAGCGTCGGACCATCGTAGATGTCGGTGAACCGGCTCTTGTAGTAGTCCATGCCCAGTGGGCTGCGCAGCCGACACGCGAACCAGGCGACGCCGTCGCTCAGCCCTTCCTGGAACCACTTTTCGAACAGCGCGGCTTGGCCGTCGTCCAGCAGCCAGCGGGCTTCGACCTCCGTGGGCGTCGCCGTGTAGGCACGCCGCGGCATCGATCGGCCACTGACGAACGTGGACCGCTTCAGCGGCGAGACGTGGCGCAGGCCATACCCGTCGCGCAGCGGCTCGGGCAGCCACTGAGGTTGCATGATCAACGCCATTACCCGACCTTCCTTCTGACGTTCCAGTTCGAGCGCATCGCGCGGGACTGCGGGCCGGTGCCCGACGTGGTGTCTGCAACGCGGTCCTTCCGCGCCATGGTCACGGCCCTGAGCACCGTCTGCTCCATCATCAGCCGCTCCCGCTCACTGAGCGATCCGTTGACGTTGAAGTTGAACTCGTTGGTGTCGCCACCCCCGCCGCCTGTGCTCGTGTCGCGG